TTATTAAAGTTTTTTACAGATGTACCAATCCTAGACTTGACACGCTTTTCATAGCGTGTCTTTCCGTCTTTTTCTTTCTTTGCTCTTCGGGACTGGCTCACAAGTTGTGAACGAGTATATTCTAATAATCTATTCACAACTTGCGAACCCCCTAGGAGAAAAATCTATGTGCAAACTCGGAATTGAGTAGTTGCTTATTTTTTCTTGGTCACACGACCATAAATTCTCTTTGCAGCAGCGTCTTTATCTGCCTTTACGTTATACTTATATGTAAGACTTTCTGCAATGAATTTCTTATTATCTACCTTGCCGGTGAATGTAAAGGCGTTCTTGCATTTAGAAATACCCTTATTTTCACCAAGTATTTTTACCTTGCCTGTTTTTGTAGTGTTTACAGATTCAAAAACAAAGGAAGTATTTTTCTCTTTGCCGGACTTAAATCCGATAACACCTTCTACTATAAGCTTTCCATTTTCAATCTTACAGTTTTTGGACTTGAAAGAATTTACATTTTCATAAACTTTCTTTAAGTAACTTTCACCAAGTTCATCAATGTCTTCTTCATCAATTTCATCAATGTCAGCAAAGGAATCCTCTACTGTTTCATCATTTGCCTCAATCTCTTTAATAGTCTCATCTTTAAGAGGTACAATGGTTTCTTCACCAGTCTTTTCCTCTTTTGGTTCAGACTCAACCTTTATCTTCTCAGTAGCAGTTTCAAGTTCTACTTTCTCGAAAGCCTCTGTTAACTTTGCATCTTCCATACGAAGAGCCTCTGATAGAGATATGCCAGCACTGCCAAGTAGCTTCTTCAGTTCATCAATATCCTTGATGCCAAATTTCTTGAAAAGGTCTTCTCTGCTTCTCTTAATCTGATTGTTCTTCTTTGTTTCCTTGCCAAGATTAGCAGAACCTTTTTTCTTTAATTCATTTGCTTTATCAAGATTTCTCTGTGTCCAGTTGGCTTTGTCACCAGTGTTGGGATTGGCTTTCTTTGCGCCCCTCTGTGCTCTTGCTTGATACTCTTTTCTCTTTAAGTCGAAGTTTTTCTTTTCTTCGTCAGAAAGACCTGCCTTGCCACTCTTTTCAAGTTTCTTTAATTTGCGAGAAGCAATCCAAGAACCTAGGTCTTCATCTAATTCTTCAAGAGATGAAATTTCTGCAAAAACCTCATCTTTTTCCTCTTCTGTATCGTAGACACCCTTGCACTCTGTTTCTATAAACTCCATAGCAGCATTGGCATCTGAACGACCTGTCTTCTTCTTGAATTTCTTCCACTCATCTTCAATAGCAGCAATCTCTCCATAAGAAAGGTCTTCTTTTATTTTCTTCTTCTCATCATCTCTTTGAGCATCAGCGTCATCAACAGTCTTTTTGAGATTTGCTCTTGCTTTTTCTACTCTATCATCACGCTTTGCATCAATTCTATCAATATCAGAAGTTTTATCTTCTTTAACTTTCTTAAAGGATTTCTTTACTGCCTTGCCACAGGATTCTTCCATATTTTGAGCATAGTCAGCAGCAATCTGATTTCTGCTATCTGCCTTAAAACCATGTTGCTTTAAGAACTCTTTAACATGACGAAGTGTGGTTGCTGAAAAATCCCATTTTGGAAGGAGTGTTACTGTGCCTTTTTCAATGGTGACAACAGGTGTATCATAGGAATACAAAGTTTCCTTATCTCCTTGAACATCTACTTGTGCCTTTCCACCAAAAGACCTACGAGAATCAAACTGTGTATTAAGACCATAAATTGGTGCTTCTTTCAGTTTCTTCCCGCAAGATTCCTCTACTTTAACCTCATCTTTTTCCTCTTCTTCCTTGCCATCATCAGTGACAGTTTCATCGTCAACCTTAACTTCAACATCGGCATAAGGTGCGACTTCACCAATTACTTCAAACCCACCGACATCATGACAGTATGGGCATGGCTTGGAAATATCTACCAATTCAGATTCATCATCATACTCAATGCTTTCTTTGTCTGCATAGTGCATAGAATGACACACTGGGCAGTTCAGAATTACCTTTCCGATGTAAGAATCCTCAATATCCTCACCGTCTTCTGCTTCCGTATCAATAATCTGAACAGTCTCACCTTCAATGTCATCATCAATGAAGTCTTTCAGTTGTTCAGTACCTTCCTTAGATACATCAAACAAATCTTCATCAAGGCAATCAAGCTTTCTGAAGGCTTCTGTAATGTAATTAGCCATTATTTTTATACCTCTCTAATATATAATATGGCTACCTCTGATAGCCAAAATGAAGTCATTTATCAATCAACTGGATAGGGCAATGTCATATTAGCATCGAGCATTTCCCTCAAAGAATTGAGTTCTTCATTTCCCTCTGCTAGCATTGCCTCACCATCTTGTGTGTAGAGTGCATTAGATTGTGTAAATCTTGTCCTAATTCTTCCAAGTGCTATTTTACATCTAGCCAATGTCATTCTATGAATAATATCTATCCAATAGTCGGATGTTATTTGCTCTATACTATCAAACCTAGGAATGTACTCTATTGTAATAGACTGTGGGAAATCATATGAACAGTTTATATACAATTTTTCTGTTGGCTTATCATACCGGTAAATCAAGTCTGTTGATACAGTGTTTCTTATTTGTAATGCAGCATTCCATGCTGCATAATTTTGTGAAAAGGTTTGAATGCCATGTGTACCACCATTACCTGAAAGCATTTGCCATTGTGCAAGATACATAGGGTCTACTGGGGCATTCATATCATCCTCACTACCTATAAGATACCCAACAGAACGATAAACAGCCGTTACTGCGCTTATCTTATACTTCGACACATCAATACAACCACTATATGGAACTGTTATAATGGCAGTTGTGTTGATATACCTCTGCACCTCTCTCAACGAGGAAGAAATCGCTGAGGCAAATGCAGAGTCATTTAACTCTAATTCGAGAACACCGCCGGATAGCTCAAACTTTATTTCATCAATAAGGGATGACATATCCATATAGTAATTCTCCTTTCAAAAATGCGCTACAAGCAGGGCAAAATGAAATAAATCAAATTGCCCTGCTATATTAGTTTTCGTTATCTACTGTTTAATACAATTTTCCTTTTGAGAAAATAAGTGGCTAAAATCAACCACCAACGGTAGAAGTGTAAACAGGACTTGTAGAAGTACCGTAAACACGAGAGGCACCCTCAACCTTACCTGCAACAAGAAGCAGTGGGTTAAGAACCTTTAAGTCATACATTGTGGACCAACCCTGAGTTGTTCCACCATCTGCATATTGAAGCAGACTGGTAGGAAGAATTGGCAGGTATGGGGCATAGACAGCTGCGCTGGACAGCATATCATCACCATTCAGACCGAATGCAAACTTGCCTGCACCAATGGAAGGAGATACGAAGATTTTAATTCCATTATAAGTACCGGCTTGGTAAGGACCATTCACACGGGTGATACCTTCGGCTGGCTTGAATCCGTTAAGGAAGCTGATAACACGAAGGACATCAGGAGCAATAAGCATGTAGTTAGGGCTGAACTTCTGGGTGCGAACATAGATAATCTGACGAGCAGCCTCAACGACATCAGCAAAGGACTCGAAGTGTTGAGCCATAGAAATTCCAACAGGAACAGTGCGGTCAAAGGTCAGTTCAGCAAGTTCAGTAGGACTTGTGTTGTCCTCGGCAGTAGCAACAAGAAGATTTACGATTTCGGTATCAATCTCATAGTTCAGTTCTGCAACTGCACGTTGGGAAAGAGCATCTTGGAGATCAAATCCGTAATCCTGTTTAGCCTGAAAAGCAGCGATTTGAGAGTAGTAAATTGCAACTCTGCGTGCCTTGGCGAGAAGAGGCATACCCTTCATCTCTGCAGTAACGATAGGAAGATCATTCTGAGGAATGACAACGTTGTTGTAGTTGTAAGCAAATGTTACAGTACCGGTGATACCTGTGGTAAGTGTGATGGTAGGACCAGTGGTGTCATAAATCTGCTCAACGCCAGCATGACCAACGCCCTTGGTGGCTGCATTACCATAGACTATAGAACCTGCTTCGGTAGCACCAGTAATTGTCTTGACAATTCTAGGAGCAACACCTTCAAGATGTCCATTGTTAGGATCAACAGATTCAGTAACGAGATTGGTGACAACGGAAACGGTAGCACCATCAGCATACTTATAGATTTTACCATTACCATCATCAAGGTAGTTATCGGTACCAACCTTGAAAGTAACAGTACCAGGAACTACAGGACCCCATTGAAGAGCAATAGAGGTAGTGGATTCTGCAAAGGTCTTGGACTCATCAACCTTATTGGCTGTAAAGTCAGTATCAACCTTACCACGGGCGAAAGGATTCTCAATCAGGTCACCAACAGAGGTCTTACCCTTGTTGCTACCATAAGAATACTCTAAGTAATTAATATAACCTGACATAGAGGACATCATTTACATTACGAATAATCCGTTTCCGATTATTCTCTCATTATCACTAATGAGATTAGACTATATCACGATCTGTGCTTGTATTAACCTTGCACAGACCCCATGCACATCCACCCCACTTGGGGTGTACTCTACTTGCTTCCATTTGTAGGTATTTCTCCTACAAAAGTGCTTTAGATAGTCGTTGAACCTTCCCTTATTCAGGGCTTGGCTGCTGATTGTCTTTTACCCATGTCAGAAAAGTAAAAGAGTTTCCAGCAATTCACATGGTTTTAATTGACCATATATTTACTGTGGGTAGATTACTTTGAAGTTTAGATTATTTTCTTTTGCAATTTTTAACTTTCTAACATCTAAATCTGTCCAAACATAGACAGCAAATTTATAATAATCAGAATTGCAAGATTTTTCTTTCCATGAGGATAATTTTTTAATATCTTCATCATTATCCTTATCAAAAGGATGGCCACCATGCAACCAAGTTCCATGATACTCTATAAATAGGTCTTCTGATTTTATATAAAAGTCACACTTGAAAGGATATCTCTCTTTATCAAAATATTGTCTAATTACATTGTCTTCTCCATAGGATTTGATTAAGTTATCGTAAAACTCTTCCTCTTTTGAAGATTTTGTAAAACTATTATTTTTCTTTCTTGTGAGATATTCCTTTTCCTTTGCTTTGTCCCAATCTGTTACAAAGCATCTATGACCTTTCATCTTGGTGCTAATCCGATTTACTGTTTCACTAGTTTCCTTTGTGAGACCTTTGCACCAGGATTTCTTTCCTTTATTTGATTCAGACAGCTTTTTCTTGGAAGATTCTCTCATTGGAACCCCTTTGTTCCAGGGCTTATTTCCAATCATCGCTTTAGAAACCTTCTTTGAAACTGTCATAAGCGATTCAGATGTTTCTTTAGTAAGACCTTTATTCCACGGAACTTTGCCTTTCATTACATCGGACATGTGATTTGATGACTTTGCAAGCAATTCACAATCTTCCTTTGTTTTTCCTTTGTTCCATGGATTTGATTTGAATGTTCTTCCAGGTGTAAACCCGGTTGGTGGAGTATCACCATCATAAACCTTTATGGTTTTTTCTCCATCAGTAAAAAATCTAAACTTTTTCAAAATATTATCTCCCACTATGAGATTATAAATATAATGCAGTAATCTGAATATAGTGGATTCAGAAACGATAGCTAGTCGCTGTCCTGCGGTCAACAGTCATAATATATCGCTATATTATGCCCCGCATCCAGGGTATGTAATTACCAAATCAAAAGCAATGAGGTTAGGAACTACAATGTTTGTTAAATTCATTTACATTACGAATAATCCGTTTCCGATTATTCTCTCACTATCACTAATGAGATTAGACTATATCACGATCTGTGCTTGTGTTAACCTTACACAGACCCCATGCACATCCACTCCACTTGGGGTGTACTCTACTTGCTTCCATTTGTAAGTATTTCTACTACAAAAGTGCTTTCGATAGTCGTTGAACCTTCCCAATAAAATTGGGCTTGGCTGCTGATTGTCTTTTACTCAACATTGAAAAGTAAAAGAGTTTCCAGCAATTCACATGGTTTTTCTGCTTACTCTACCAAATACATAACCAAAATCAATATACTTATCTACTTCATCTTTTCCAACAAGATGACACTCCAAACTTATCGGGTCGTGCATATACACCTTACCGACCCTTGCACTTCTCATATTTTCTTTAGCAACATCAGATTTTGAAACTCCCCTGAGCTTATCCCCAACAACTTTCTTCTGATAGTCTGTCTGTTTTCTTCCCAACATGGATCTGTTTGGGTTTTTCTTTTGGGAATCGCTTATCTTCTTGCATGCTTCCGGGTCATCTCTACCAACTTTATATCCGCAAGAAAGATAATAAGAAAGTAAACTCTTTTTTATATGCTTGTTGTGACCATCTTTGTTAACCCATATGTCACCGACATATCTACCAGAATTCGCAAGAGATATTTTATTTTTAGTTTCCTGTGCTATCGGGGTTCTTTTTCTTGTCTTCGCAACGTATGATCTTGCCTCGATATTTTGAGAATATAACTCATCATATCGGTCTAAATTCGTAACATCAAAGTAAGATATAAGTTCATTTGACATCATCTCAAAAGCAATACCCAACTTTCTTTTGAGGTTGACATCTGATGTGCAAAAATATAAATAATAATGCGCAAGTATATGATCTGAATAGGACAGATAAATGGTGTTATTATCGCTGTTGTCAATCTTCAAGTTAACTATCTTGAAATAACTTCTTGGGATAATGTGATGTTTCTGTCTTTCAAACCTGTCTGTTTGTGATCCATTAGATAATATTAGGTGTATATATTTATCTAAATAATCATTGTCTGAGAAAAAGTTTGTAGATAAAATTTTTGTTTTTATGTCTTGGTTATTCAATAAAGTAAGCATACTCATTATACATTACTGTATAATGCCTCCATTTTAACAAAAAAGGGCGAATTTTTTAAACAGGCCCATATCGGATCTCTGTGTACCTACAGAGTTCTCAAATGCCTCGGAGAGGACTTTGCTTGTATTGTCAAGCAGACGAGCAACCGCAATCTTCTTTGCTTCGGTAATGCGGATGCCATTATGCGCCTGCATATGAACGCGATCTGCAACAGCAAGACGGTTCTTATATTGTTCAAAAAGTTTATTAGCCATTTTCGTTAATTTCCTTATGTTGTTTTTATTGAATGAATTTCTGAACAAAAGATTCGTCTATATCATCATCGGAAGCAATATTGTTTGCCTCTCTCTGAATAGGACTATCATTTTGTTCTGTTATTCTCACTTTCTTGTTTGTGAGATTAAATGGTAGTTTGCTAACATTTACCACGTGTCTTTCGACGCTTTCACAAATCTTATCAATGTCGGCAAAGGAATAATTTTGGGGTAGTTTATTCTTGATTTCAGAATCGGACACGCCCAAATGCAATGCCTTCATGCTAATGTATTTGTTTACAGCAGTTCTTGCAACGCGCTTATACTGTTCAACAAGCTCGGTTTGTTTCTTGTTTTCACTCTCATACTTCTCTTGAAGTTTCGAGATTTTGTTCTCATATTCTTTGCTCTTGATATTGGAGTTCTTCTTCATGTCCTCAATACTTTCCATTAAGGATTTCTTTTCAGAGTTAAAAGACTCTCTCAAAGAATTCTTCTCCTTCTCAACCTCGTTCAACTTGCAACGAAGTTCATCAGCAGATTCTCTCTTCTTATCAAGACTTTCTTGAATATGTTGTGCTGAAGATTTTTGCTCATTGATATGTTCCATAAGTTTATGCTTCTGTTCAACCAAAAACTTTACTTTATTTTCCTTATCATTGAGTTTTTCAGTAAGTGCTTTGACTTCTTCTTTCAAAGAATCTTCTGCTTTTTTAGATTCACTTAAAGTAACTACTGCACTCTTGTATCTGTTAACTTCTTCTGTTAGTTTAGTTTCTTTCGCATAGCAAACTGATAACTGCTCTTGCAGAGAAATTATCTGATCTTTGAGTTTTTCATTAGCAATTAAGGACTCCTGTAATTCATTGACTGTGGCTGCCATGACATCATCACCTGCAACATCACTCTCTGAATTATTTTCTTCCTTACCATCTTCTTTTATATCATCGACAGTTTTGGTGTCGTTAATATCAATATCTAATTCTTCCAGTTTTTCAATCATAACTTTTCTGTCATCTGCACTTGCATGCTCAACAGATTCCCTTAATGCTTGTTTCAATGATTTCTTATTGTCAAGGGATTCTGCAACATATTGCAGTCTTGCTTCTTTTACAGCAGGAACAAGAACAGCATCCCAGCACTCACACTCAAAAGTAGACGGATCTACGGATTCAGAACCGTCTAATTCCTCATATGTATCACCGGTGCCACGACTTGAAACACCTATATGACTACCATAATCACAGAGTGTTTTCAAAATTCTTCCACACGGTGTATCAAGTATATCAAAAACTCCATGAATCTTACCATCTGTCCCCTTTTTAGGCATCTCAGCCATGCAAATAGCAATCTTCTCTGGGTCTACTTCTGTTCTGTCTGCTGGATGACCAAACTCACCTACAAATACTTTTTCTTTTATTTTCTCCTCAGTAAGTGGGTCATTGAAAAACTTTTCCCACAGTTTTTCACTGTAAAAGCGGTTATTTCTTGTGGGATGTTTCATGTCGGCAATAATTCCAACAAGTCTACCAAGAATACCCCTGCTAGCTTGTTCCTCTGCAGACAACTTATTATATTCCATTTCTTTTACTGCATTATAACTCTCTAACATGTGCAACTCCTAAAATGAATCATTGCCAATTTTTTATTTTTGCCTCTGGGATAAATCAGTGCATCGCACCTCATATAATAATTTAGCAGAATTTTTTTCATGTTTTTTGTTGATTTTTTACAAAATTGAAATTATGAACAAATTATGAACACCCATATACAATTTCAAGGTCAAATTCACTGAAAAAAGTAAAATCGCTAAAAAATCGCTTTAATACTAGCATAACTAGCATTATATATTACTAGTCATATAATATATTATCAACTAGTTAACTATTTAATATATTTATTATATAATATATTATAATATATAATTATATATACGAGTACGCAAGAAATGTGAACAAATTGTTAATAATCAATTAAAATTCTATAAATATTATGAATAAACTATTAACAATCTGTACTCCAAATATTAACAATATATTGAATTTCTATGAAAAATTGATGAAGTTTTTGTTAACAGATTATCTGTAAATACTTTCTATTGCCTTCAAATCCGCTTTAATCAAATTCATCAACTTCATACAGTTTGTAAGGTCATAATTTCTGAAATATAAACCTAAAACCATACTGATTTCATCTGCTCTTGCATGTCTTAAAAACATCTGCTTATTTGTTGCTTTTTTACTAAACAGCAGAATTTGCAGAAGTAAAGAAGAAAGCGCAGTCAGCATTTCATCTGGTGATATATCTTCCTTAACAAGATTTCCATATAGTTTGGATTTCTTTGCATTGTAACTTTTGCGAATCTTTTTATAAAACTCTGTCACATCTAACTGTCTATTATCATTGATAAATTTTAGACAATCAATGTCAACATCCCGGCTCATTACGGTTTTAGATAATATTTCTTTTGTGTCTATCCCTCTGTCAGATAAATCTTTTAACAGAAGAAGACAGTCTGATTTTGTAATCATTTATTTTCTCCATTTCGCATTGCAAACTTGGTAATGTTATCTATTTCGCTCACAGAGCGAAAATTTGATAGGTACAATCAATTTTCTTTACAGAGGGGTATAAATATGTACCCCTCTGTTATATGTTTCATTTTAAGCAAATTCTGGGCTGTTATTGTCTGTTAAGTCAATTCCTAATTCTTCGCCAGAAGGAAGAATGTCTTCGCTTGGTTCTTCTTCTGTTTCTACACCTGCTTCTGACCCAATGGCATCAGCCATAGAGGTTGGTTCCTCTGGCTCATTATCTGATCCTAAACCAAGACCCACATTGTCTGGAATTTCATCGGAATCCTCTGGTGGTTCTTCTGCTAATACTTCCTCTTCGCCTGACTTCAATTCATCTATCTGCTCTTGAATTAGAGATATTACCTCATCATCAACCATTGCAGTAGAAAGAAGTGCCTTAACAATATTAAGTTTGATAACAGGATCTTCAATACCATCAAGAAGTGTAACAGTATCTTGAATAACAGCAAGTCTATTGGACAGGTTTTCGCGTCTGTCAAGTTCTTCCTGTGTAATAGGAGGCAACATTCTGATTTGGAATTGATTTACATATTCATCAAGTTCTTTATCAATCAGCATAAGGTTCACCATATCTGTAATTGCTTGAATCATTGCATTTTGCATTGCTTTTACAGTTTTAGCGTATCTTGCTGATATAATACTTAATGATTGACCACCATTAAATCCTGCACCATCTTCGGTAAATCCATAATACTGTTTCAGTACCGAAAGAGCACCAAACATTCTGTCTCTGAAATACTCAATATCTGCTAAACTCTTGGGGTCATATTCACCACCAATATTCTGAATGCTTATTGTACCTACACCGTTTTTAGTAGTCCAATAAACATTGTTATCAATTGGACCTGGGTTGGTGTATTCTTGGAAGTATTTCCCTACATTTAATGCTGTTTTCTGTTCAAGCATATTCTTCAGTCTAACCATAAGCGGCTGAGAAGTTTCTTTTGGCATTGAACCAACGTCAACAGTAATCAGTTTGATTAACTGTGACTTTGTAACTCTGTTCAGCATTAAAGAGTTTTCCAACAGGGATAGAACTCTCCAAGATGGATAAGCATCATAAAGAATAGATTTTCCGCGCTTTACTGTGTAATTTGCAACCTTGTCAGAATCTTCCTTGTCATCTAAGAAGATATTTACTTCTTCTGGAATTCTGCCACTATCGTATTCAAGGCAAGCATGAACGTAGTCAGTGGCTTCATGAATTATTACATCACTTTTCTTAAACCCATATCTCATTTGATTAGCAAGAATTGGGTTGTCATCCTTAAAGGTGCTTGTAGAAATACTTGCCTGAATATATCCCTGTGTTTTTCCAAACTTAGACAGTTCAAATATCTCGGCTGGATTAGGTACAAGTTCTACATAATGACTGTAATGGTCATTTACAGAATATGCCTTTACCTTAATGTCTTCATTCAGATTTTTCTTCTTTTTATTTAGTTCTTCTTTATGAAGTTCTACAAAAGCATTAAATTGGTCTTGTTCCTCTTCTCTATCATCATTCTTAAACAATGGGTCTTCATGGTCAGATTCTCTGTAAAGTCTTAAATATATGTCACCATATTTACAAAGTTTTACCATCCATTTAAGAATACTTTTATCTACGTTGATTGTGTCAAGAAGGAATGATACCATTTTAGCACAGTTAGCATCAGAAGATTCTACCCAAACTATTTTACCTTGATCGTTTGCTTCGGTAGCATCCTCTGCATAGTTTCTGACAATGGCTGCAATTATAGCGTCCTCGCACATGGAATCGAGCATCTGATAAAGAATATCTCTTCTCTGTGAGAGTTGAGTAAATGATTGTAGGGAACTTGTGTCAAGATTTCCTTCTTCATTTGCTTTTATAATTGCCTCAAAGAACTCTCTGTCGGTATCGACACCAATGTTTGTTTCTGACATTGGTTGTGTTTCTATCTTTTTTCCATAAACACTGTCATCTTCAAGAGTTTTGAAAGGTGTGCCATCATACTCTGTTCCGAGTTGCTTGTTTTCAATTTCAATATTTATGTTAGAATCCATTTTCACACTCCTTCACAGAGTATAATACAATTTTTACCATACAAAAATACCATCTCCCCCAAACATTGGCTGGGCATCTTGTGCAACACCGAAGCCAAAATTTACAGGTTTAGAATTAGTGTTGTTCTTATTATTGTTTTTATTTATATTTGTTCTAAATCTTTCCATTGGGTCATTTGTTTCTGCAAGTGCCTTTTCAAATTCTTCATTTATCTGCTCAATTGTAAGATTTCCTTTTGATTCGCTTACGCCAAGAGAGAGTTCAATACTTTCACCGTAGTCATAAGCAAACTCTTCTGCATTTTTAGAAGCATTATACAGAGATCCAACTACCGAGTCTATAGCGTCCTTGCTTCCCTTGGTTCCACCATCAGGGTGGTTTATATGACCGTCAGATTGTCTTTCAAGACCAAGAACTTCTTCTGTTAGAAAATCACATTCTGAATATACTTCTAATCTGCGATCATATAAGGTAGATTTGAAATAAGCATAAGGTAGGCACTGTTTTGTCTCAGAATCAAGTCTATCTACTGAAATGATACTTGTATTAAAACCTTCTGCTGATAATTGCTGTAAAACCGGCGCAGATTGGTATGTATCGCTCGAAACACCGACAATGTTAAACCCGTTTTCTCTTAACCATCTTAAAAATATTCTGTGCTTATCGAAACTTATCTCATACCCTTTTGGAGCAGCAATGCTAACATGAAATGCAATCCTGTAAAATAGCTCTCGTGAAGAATCTTCTCCCTCAATTTTAGGCTTTTTACCAACAACATAAACACCTGCAATACCAGTTTTATCTCCAGATTTTGACATGTCCAAGTGTATGTACAATGGCTTTGCTCTTAAATCATTTGAAACCCTGCTAAGGTCAAAAAAGTCACTATATTGAGTAAGATCGTCTTTTGCATTTCCGACTGTTATAATTTCTTTTGTAAATGGATTTTTATAAGATGCTGTCTTAATTTCATTCCATCTGACACCAGAAATATATTTTAACGTTGCGGCTGTTGCTTTACCAGCAATATCCATCAATGCACCATCTATGTTTTCTGCGAAGTTATCCCAATAACCAATAGGTACAGCCAACAATGTGTAACCCCTTGCTGTGTACTCATCTAACAGAGCCTTACTACAATTTTTAGGAAGAAGCTCGTTTGCTAAGAACTTATTTCCCATAGCAACATAGAACTTTTCCTTACTATCTTTACGACTATCAACAACCCATTGTGGTTCATCTACAATAAGTGTTTTAGAATTTTCTGTTTTCTTTTTGGTTTCTATATAGTCTTCCAAGAATGACTGCTCGCTGTTTTTAGAAGATGCAATAATGTTTAGCGTTGGTAAATATGTATTATCACCACGTTGCCTCATGTATCTTGATTTCATACGAGCATCAATTTGAGATACAAGTTGCTTATATTTTTTCTTTAATTTTTCTGTATCTGTTGTAAGACCCCAGTTAACTTCATCACTGAAATTACCGAAAATTGCACGACCAATGACTTGGTTATTACTGGATGCTACAATTAGTTCAATATGCTTATCTGGGACAAACATTAAATTACTTGTACCAGTCATTTTCCCATGATCCATAAACCATGAACTCGACAGTATAAGTTGATTCATCTTATCAAGTGCAACGCCCTTTGCGTTCTCGATGGTGATATTCATAAGTGAAATACTTATCTTATCAATCGGTTGCATCCCATAGTATAGGTATGGGTCTTTTAAGCAAAGGAGTCTGTAAAGAAGATACAGTAAACAAATGACTGCAATGGTAGACTTACCAAGACCGATTGCACCAGTTAGTACAATCGTGTTATATTTTGTTGTTAGATTATCTGGAAATATATCTTTTAACTTTTCTTCCCAATAAGGGAATAATGTAAATCTCCCCTCGGGGTCATAAAGACCATTACCTAAATACTTTCGGTCATGTAAAAATGTAACTATGTCAACTGGTATTTCTTCAAAGTCGCTATAAGCCATGTTGTCAAACAGTGTGGAGTTTCCAGTATCTCCGTACTGTTCAAGTATTTTTAGTGCTACTTTTCTTTCTTCTTCAGAAAGATTATTAAATTCAAGGATTTCATTTGCCATTGGACAACTTGATTACCTCATTTTTAGATAGAATAGATTAAACTATCCCTCAATACATATATACAATTTATTTATCAATATTTTCCATCAACCAAATCGTCAAGTTCGTAAATGGCATCTTTTTGATATGTGTCTTTTACAAATTCTGCATATTTATTTGCATATTCTTCCAAGTTTTCAAGAACATAAGTAAATGCGTCATTATCATCATCTTCATGCTCTTGTGCTTCTTCCCAGTCAACATCGCTCATACCAGCAAGAACAGTTTCATACAGTTCATTTTTATCAATATGATAGTCAAAACTGTATAATTTTCTATCAATATTGCTCATTACATGTGAGTAGTGAATAGATACGTCATCACCGTCAACAATAATGTCAGGTTCTTTTTCAATATCTTCTGCCATAGGACCTGTTGGGTTTGTAGATGGGCTTCCCATTGGATTCATCATAGCATTAAACATTTTATTATTTATTTCTGGATTGCCTGCATTTTTCTTTACTTTCACTTTCTTTTCTTCTTTCAGTTGTTCAAGAGTAAGTTCTTTATCAACTAATTCTCTCTTACGTTCTTTTAACTTTTCAAGAGAACCGTCATTTCTGAATTCTTTGAAAACCAAGTTACCCTCACCAAATTCACCATCCGTTGCAAGTGAACTTTTTCTAAGTAGATACAGTCGATTTATAGCATCTTGCACATCACTAAGATCACCAGATTGTAAAGCAGTAAGAACCCATTCTTTAACATTAGAATATGTCTCTGATTTTTCTGGATTAAATTCGGGAATATTATCTATCTTTTCCGGATATTTTATCCATGCATCTTCTACAATAGAGTAGATACCGTTTGTAATTGCAGAAGCATTTTGGTCTTCAATATATACTTCAACAGGAATACCTTTTACTGTAATGTCGTGATTTTTATTGAAGTCGGATTTTACATAATTATACACTATATTCAGTAAGCCGGTACAATCAAAATTATCCGTATCTACAATTATATGAAGATCTACGTCACTATGGTCGGAGTAATTGTAAGAAGCGTTTGAACCAACAAGCCATATATCGACAACTTCTATTGGAATATTATTTTGCTTGATATCCTCTATAAAGGTATTTGCGATATTGTAAAGAGCATTTCTTACGTCTGCCCTTAAAATCTCACCATCAAATATTTTATTATTCAGGGTTTCATGGACTTCTAATGCTTCTGTAATATATTTCATATAACACTCCTCACGTCTATTTAGCAAGTTTCTTCAAATAATCATCAAATTCTTTTGGTGACATTTTATCTATATCAACATCCGATAGAATATCTTTCCAGTCAAGATCATCTTCCAGGTCAAAATCATCTTTTGTACTGTCAATATCTTTTCTCCACGCATCGTCAGGCGGTGCTTTTGCCACTCTAATCCTACTGACTGGGTATGTTTCAGAAACACCATCTCTTGTGACGGTAAATTCTTCTTCTCCAAACTCGTTTTTAGTAAATTCAACAGAGAAGTTTTTATCCTCAAACCTATACTCTAATTCATCTTCTATATCGTAAATGTTATCGTATCTGTACTCTAATGCTCTGTTAACGGTGTCTCTTATCTCTCTACTTACTTCGTTATCGTGTTCCTGTTTCTTTATCCGCTTTTCGTCTTCTTTGCTTTTATAATCAACAACTAAAACAGGTACTTTATGATCCCATCCAAACATATCACCAATAACTGCCATTCTATGCAATCCTTCTTGCTGATGATCTGCATAGTTTAAGAATGGTAGTGGGAATTTTTTACCATATTTTGTCAGTACATTTTTAAGGTGACTTAGTGTTTCCTCTTCTGCATATCTACTTCTTTTAAGTTTATCTACAGAAGTACCAAATATTTTTGTAGCACATTCCTCATAGTATTTTTGAGGTGACATCATGACTATCTTGCCAACAGTACCTGTTTTATTATACAAGTATTTTTGCCCTTCGTTTGTAAGATAATCATCATAATAGGACATTCCTACTTTTGTAGTGTCAATAACATCACCTTTAGACAAATCAACAGGTGCTGTTTTATAGTCATAAAATTCAGTATCTTCTTTTAATTGTTTTTTGTTAATTCGTCTAAACATAATGTTATCCTTCTAGGGGCTAATGTATTTCAATTAGCCCCTTTAATTCTGCTATGTACTATTACTGTACACGAATACCCATTCTACACGTGGTAGATAGGTTAGGGTTGTTCGCCTGGTTTCTTGTGTATTTCAATCATGACAGCGGAACCGGTAGTAGTATCGACATATCCACCATCAAACATATCGGCTTCCGTGTCATTTGGTACTTCAATAGTCAAAGTCTCTGGAGCTCCTTCAACATAAACGGTTATTACTCCATTCTCATCTATGCTATTAAACTCTACCTTAACGACTTCGTAACCAGTGTCGCCTTTGTACAAATATGCATTCAATATTCCGCTCTTGAAGAGTTCATAAAGTCGCTCATTAAATTCTTTACCTTGATTATACTCAAACTCTTCAGTAATATTTTGCTGAGATGTTGTTGTATAAAAATCAAAATACCAACCGTCTGGTAAAGACAGTTCTGGTTGCAGAGTGTGTTCTATACCTGTACCGCTTGATTGTTCTAATTGTTTAATTAGATCTGCTGTTTCTTTACTTACATTTCCACCGTGTTTAATATTCATACTCATTGTCTGTTATCTCCTTTATTCACCCTGCGGAGCTTGTATGTTCAATCGTGCAGAGAGTTTTCCATTATGCATACCAGAAAATGATATATAACTACCGACCGAAAAATCTTGTTCCTTTATGGTTCTGTTGTAAACACCCTCTTCTACAGGAGTGGTGAACTTTATCCATTTATGTTGTTCATCATAAGATATCTCAAGTGGTTCGAGGTATGGTAACTCCTCAATATCCTCTGGAAAAATGATGGTATAGGCGCGGACAAAACCAGATGTTAGAACCTCACCTAGCGTATCAATAGATGCATCGGTTACGTCCTCAAATAAATCAGATTCTATCTCAAACGTGCATCCTACAAAACTGGTCGCCATAGTTCCATCACCAATATTTGTGTCCATCTGTGCCACTACGAATTGTTGATTGCCACCCGTACTTGCAATATTAGCAACTTCTGCTAAAACTTTTGCTCCTTCAAGCGTACAAGAGCCACCTGTAATTTCATTCATAATTTGTTTACCTCTCTATTGTTAATTTATTTTTTCAGGTCATATAATGTTGAATGAATAGCTGTTTCAATCAACGCTTCAATATCATCTGTATTCTTTTCTAAATATTCTCTTGTGCTAGTAGTCATTTCTTCTTTAATCTTCTTCTTTGCTAATTCAAGAGCATGTTTTTGTGCTTCTAAATTAAATTCATCTGCATTCTTTAATGCTTCTACATATTCTTGATAAGTTGCTTTGACAGCACCTGTAACAACATATGTAAATTCAGATAAATATTTAGCGGCTTTTTGATTTTTAATCTTGCTGTTAATAAAAGCAATTACTCTTTCAGTTAACCAAGATAGTACTAGAAAACCAAGTACTGCTATGATTCTGATAATATAATCTTTCATTACCTTTTCTCTCCTTATTTGTTTAATTATTTTTAATAGATGCTGTCATGTTTCGGACAGCATCTTTGTATTTATTCGCATGGTTCATCCGTTTCCTCATAAGTATATCTACAAGGGTAAACATCAATCGCTTCGGCATATTTCACGCCGGTTTCTACTTGAAGAAGCATCTTTTTGTCATCGGAATAATGCTTGATAAGATTATCATGCTCGACGCCTTCTTCATCAATGAATGGATATTGCTCAATTAACATTGGCCTTTACCTCCTGAAAGTTTGCTGATTGTGACCACTCATTCTTGTATGTAGAGATACTTTCTTGTGGAATGTAAATTGTTGCATTTTCGTAGTTAGGAACTTGTGCAATCAACATTATTCGTCACTCCTGTATTGCAAAAATTCGGCTTGCAATGCTCGACCAGTTCGTTGCCGCTTTGTATGCTTCAACGCTTGCGGCGGGAACATAAATCGGGCAATCGTTTGTGTTATCAAAAGCATTCGCATTTGCAAGAGTAGGTGGAGTCGTTACTAAAATCGTAATGCTTGTCAAATTGTTGCTACTATAAAACGCCTGACTTCCAATGCTCGTGACACCATTTCCAATCACGATGTTTGTCAAGCTGTAGCAATTGATGAACGCATAGTTTCCAATGTTTGTAATGCTGTTCGGTATATTGATGCTTGTCAGACTACGACAATCGTAGAACGCAAAATTTCCAATGCCCGTTACACTATCCGGGATTGTGATGCTCGTCAAGCCGGTGCAACTGCGGAACGCGGAATCTCTTATGCTCGTCACACCAGCCAAATCTTCCGCTGTTATCTCCGTAACAGTTCTATCGACTATTTGTTGCAACTTGCCTTTATAGCCAAGAGTACTGATTGCTGTACCATAATCTCCAAGTTCGGTAGGTGGTGTCACACCTTTGTTAGTCAAAGCTGTATCAATTGCAGCCTTCGCGTTGACAAGATATTGAAGTTTCTGTGCAGTGGTTCCCATACTTAAATCACCACCCCGTTTACAGAATCAAGAACGGTATTGATGTCACCAATTAAATCAGTAATACCAAGCATATTCTGAATGGCAGTTTTAGCAGCAGCCGGATATACACCGGGATTCGTACCATCGGGAGCAGTTTCTTCGGTCGAGGATGCAAGGTTGACGCCTGCTGCACGAGAAAGACCATAGAAAACAGATTGATGCTGATATAATGGAGTAATCGGATAATAAGTAGCAAGTGATCCTTTAATTGAAAAAGGTCCTGCATAATTTATAGACAGCGCGCCATCAGTAAGCATTTGTAAACCATAACCTGAAGATACTTTTACGACGCCCGCTTCACTCGAACTCGCGTAATCCGTCTTTCTCACCAGACTCGTCGCATCGCCGTCTGTGTACTTGATGAGCGTATCTTCATACGCCTTGTAGTCAACAGGATAGAAAATCTGGTTGCCTTGCGGGACGTCGGTATCGCTCCACGAGAGTTGACCGAAGTCGTCAATCGGGACGCTCTCTTGGAAAGGTGTACCTTGCTCAGTAGTGGGAGTGGCAAGTTCGTAGTAGAGCATGACGCCGGACATTGCGGCTTTGAAGGACGCGACATCTGTATATGCCGAGTCTTTTACATTGACATAACTAAATACAGTATTAAAGCAGAATGTTTTGTCTGGGTTTTGGTCAACATCAGCGGTCACTTTGTTAGCCGCTTTAACGTATTTTGAGCATATACCCCTTAAGGTGTTAATTTTCAAGCCACTTATTTCTGCGTAGAATGTACTCGGAGCTCTATAATTCCAATTCAACGTTCCAAAATCCACGCTTCCAGTCGGTCTTGTAATTAGCCCACTCGGAACCTTGTAGTCAAGGAAGCCAAGTTGTTCTGTACCTGTGTCAATCGTCGCAAGGACTTCATGCGGGTAATACTTGTCGTAGCCAGATTCGCCGGGATAGTAGAGGGAAATGGTAATGTCGTGGTTATAGGCGGTGCCGTAATCGGTAGAATTCTCTGCAAATTTTATAAAGGCACAATTAGAAGGAGTCTTAAAAAATTCGTTTTTCTTTACTTCATATTTAATAAAATTGTAATCTACATCATAATAACAAATCTTAAACCCGTTATATTCAGCCGGTATTCTAAAATAATAGTAGGTATCTGAATTTACTTCAATAAAGTTTTTAGATCTAATTCTTAAATTATCGGTATAAGTAGACCCATCTACGCTTGAAAGACCACCAACTTCCCACTCTTCATCCCAGATATTCCGTCCAACGCTCGTAAGGTATCTGCCGGTCGCGGGTTCAAGTCTGCCAGGCTCATACGCAAGAGAACCTTTGTAGTATCTGCCGAATGCTTCGGGATGGGAGAGGAGATAAGCGGGAATGTTGCCGTTGAACCATCGAGTTAGATCAGCGCAAATGACATCTTTAATTTGGATTTCATCCCAATCAGAAGTGCGTCTATCAATTACACCAATAGAAGCCCCGCCAGTAGCGACCACAGTAGCAATAATCTGCTTTGTCTGCCATGAAGTGGTTGCAATACCTGAATAATCACTACTAAATGCACGAACTTTTATATCCTGCGTTGCAGTCATAGTTTTATATGTAACAGAAATGAAATAGTTATGTCCACTTTTTACTTGTAAAACTTTATACACCTGTTGTCCACTTGCATTTGCAATAAATGTTCCGACTCCGCCGGTTGTAGAAACAGTACCGCCACTTGATATAAAGTTTGTTGACTCGATTAACTGATTCACACAAACCATGTTCCCGCGCTTCTCTTGCAAGAAAGCGTAAGCCGGGACTTGCTTTGCGTCAACTCTGGACTCGCCGTTGCCGGTTGCGGTTCCTTCGAGGAAGAAAGGCTGCGTCTGGGTAGTGCCGGAATCTTCGGCATAGGGAGTCATGTTCTCAGCAAGTTTCGGTATTAGTTCACCACTTTCAAGTTCTTCTGTACCAGCTGCTCCAAGCATTTCTCTTATTGCTGTTTTTGCAGTATCTGGGTAAATTCCTGGGTTGGTTCCATCTGGTGCTGTTTCACCTGCATCTGATCCACTTAAATTTGCGCCAGCGGCTTTTGATAATCCGTAGAATGTAGATTGGTGTTGATTCGTGGGAACTATTGGATTATAAACAGATAATCCTTCTTTTACCTGTGCATTTGGTGCCCGATACGTCATGAGAACGCCGTTTTCTGTAATTTGGAGACCGTTTGTACCATTGATAACTTTCGCTACACCTGCATCTGTGGTAGAGGCATAATCAGTACGTGTTACATATTCATTACCGTCACCGTCTTGTAGTGTTCCGTTGACAGTAACGATAGAATCACTCTTGCCTAAATTTACATTATTCTCAAATGTATTAACACCTGTAAAAGTATTATTGCCAGCAGCAGTGACATCTCCACTTCCACCGCCTCCACCTTCAGGCTCTCTTATTGGAAAGACTTTTGTTTTATCATACATGATATTCTATTTTCCTTTCCATGATTAAAATTCTATTGCTTCTACTTCTACTTCGCCTGTACCTTTTACATATATGGTATCTCTAAAGTAGCTTCCTGCTAAGTCATATAATGATGTAATATAACAAACTTCTGCCATTCCATCTAATATCTTGATAGAGGCATTTTCTTCTTCTCCATCTACAAAAGATACATAGATAGGACCGCCAGAGAAGTTCTTTACAGCAAATGACTTGCTCTTAACGTCAAAAGTGAATGCTGTCCACCCACCGGATAATGTTTGACGTATTACTTGTTGTTTTAATTGTGAATTTGTAGCCATCTTTATCCACCTTTATTTTTATTTACTCAAAGCCTCTAAACCAAGCTTCGTTAAAAATTCGTTTTCTTTTCTTTGACAATGCTCTGCTTCTTCTAATGCTTTGTGCATATCTCCATTGCAGTGTGCATCTGGTATTCTTTGTACTGCTTTTGCTGTCGCTGTTGCTAGAGCGTTGGTTGCTCTTTGTGAGGATAGAATGGCAAGGAAAAATTGCTCCATCCGTTCCTCTCTTTTTTCAATAGCCTCAATTCTGGCTTTGTTTTCTTCGGATCTCTCTTTCTCTGCTTTTTCTCTCTTCTCGTCCGATCTTTTAATAGCATGATTGAGAAAAATACCTACTATTGAAATTACAATAGAAGGGATCCCAAGAGCACTGATGATAGCCCACCATTCCATTTTTACATATCTACCTCTTTGATGATTAAAATTTTTTAGTGCTATATACTACAAAACATTATACAATGTTTTTATAGACCGTTCATGTGAGATTTACAGAAAAATTACTAACTCTGAATAATGGGACAAAATTAGTAGAAACTGCAACAGGTGTGCTTAATTGTCCAAATACAATCAATTTACCATTTGTAGCAGCATCATATAAACCGAAATGAGTAATTGTCCCCCAGTTTGAAGTAGCCTCTGGAAAGAATATAATTTCTGAATTTTCTGTGTGTGCATTCTGTGGATCAGTCATCTTCTGTGTAGAAGAATCTGTTGACTGACCTATCAGCACTCTTGCATATCCAGTAGAAGAAGCAGGCTCTGTAAAATTAGAGCCATCTTCATTTGGAGTTGTAGTGGATAGTGCCATATAACAGGTAGATAAAGGTCCATCACCTCTACCGACTAATCCACTTAGTATATTTGATGAACCATATGAAGTAAATGCCATTGTTATTTATTCTCCTTAATATGGTATCTCTGTTAGTGTATTTGTTTCATTGTTCCAGTAACACTTATCCAGCATTGGATATCTACTGTTGAATATGTAAAAACCTCCGGGTGCATCCTCTGTTGAATCGTAGAAACCTGTAGATTTTAACCTTGTAACTTTTTTGTTATTCTTATTGTAGTGGTAAACACCGGCGGATGCACTCCAAGCTTCCGCCCCGTGTGGATAGGCTGTTCTCTTATTGAAAAATATAAATCCGTCCGATGTGCCTCTTATAACAATGTCAGGCGCATATGTATATTCATTTACATTCATTGTATAAAAATTAACATCTACAAAACCGTATAACGTTCCGTTAGAATGATCGAATACATAGGGGTACCCGGATCCACCAGTATAACCACCTAATATCAAAACAGTATTTTCATCAATTTCTAAAAAGTATGGATTTTGTGTAATACCCATGAGCATATAGGTGTTCGTAGTGGAAGGTGTATCAGAAGAATTTCTCCATATATAACCAAGAAGTGGCCTGTTATTTACATTATCCCATATAAGTGTAGAATAACTACTAGACGATTCACCGGTTGATAGTATAACATAGTTACCGTATTTTTTGTTATAAGATAGGGATGACTTAAATTGCACCAAGCATCTACTCCACTGAGCAAATGGGACACCGATCATATAACCATATGCACCAGTGTTATCGAAAACGAAAGAAGCCTCAGCAGTCGACGCTGAAACAAACCATGGTCTAACAGAGCTGGAATATGAACTTGAAACAATCCACCCACCATTAACCGGTGCCATATATGCCATGTATGTCTGTGATGCGGGTATCGTAATGTCAGATAGTGTGCCGTTCTTATATATTTTAGGTGTTGCACCTGTTGAGGAGTTTCCTAAAAGCAATGCTTCACCACTTTTACTTATTCTCCAGAACCCACCCCCGGAGAACAGATTGCTTAAAGTAACGGATGATTCGTTAAAAAACCAAATACCACTACTCGTTTGTTCAGATGTAACAACAGCACCACCACTAACTTTCTCCATATGTCTCCACTGCCCATAAGAAGTTTGCACCGTTGTTACAACACCAGTTGAAAACTTGTAGTATTTTAATCCAACGCTACTCTGTGTACCACCAAGTAATATACCATCATCTAATATCAAAGCATTATCAAACTGTCCTGTCGTAACGGGTCTATACCATGTTTTATTCTTTTTATCAAATATCAGTGCCCCGTATGTCGAATGACTTCCGATTGACAAATCATCTCTCTCCAACCAGTAGCCGAAAATCGCGGAAGAAGCAATCTCAGTTAAAGAACCATCATCAAAATCATAAAAATACACTTTGTTTATTGACGATGCGCTATTACTGGAAACAACAATGCCGTAACCCTCTATAATGTGGCTGTATCCACTGCCACTATAAATTCTTCTATTATACAAATACTCTTCTGATAAATAGTTGTACCCAGTACTTGACAATCTTGTTATAGTTTTTTCTGCATTACTATAAAATAGTATACCATGTGACGATTGGTTGATGGAGGAAATAAGAAACCCATTAGAAAGTGGGTGTATCTGCTTGGGATAATACTGTGAAAACTCCTGCATGTCTGGCTTACGATGTATTCCTAACCACCCGTAACCTTCGGAAAATATTTGACTGTATGTAAAGTTAGTTGTGTCTATAAAATAGATACCCTTTATACTTGAAGACGAACTACTCGGTGAAACGAGAAAACCACCGTCAACCTTAAGTGTATACCACTGAGTGATTGTTCCACTAGAGCTTAAAAGTAAACTATCAATAAGGGTTTCTCCATCCAATACCACCCATCCGTGGTAACCAAGCAACAGATACTTTGTACCGAATTGATCTACATGATTCAGATATATTGAACCTATATCGTTATTTAACGGTCTTAGAATATTGTTTATTTCATCCCATACATACGCTTTATTTTGTATATTGTACAGTACAGCACCAAAATCCGTAGCTACCCCAATATATGATGCCGACATAGACTGTGCGTTTGAATCCGATATTCTCCATGCATCATTCCGTGACTGAAACCATGTTCCAAAATTAGGATATGAACTACTAACTATTTTTCCAGAATTGGTTTCTAACACATATGTATAGTATCCGGATGCGTCATTTGGTGTATGAATCAACTCTTCAACCATATTCCACGCATCGGTAGCTTGCGGGTTTCCAAATGTATAAGTAGCAGTACCACCTTCAACTCTTCTTACAGTAAGAGTGTCTATATTTTCATATGCTATATCTTCACCAATTTCATTTTTCAGGTAAATGTTAGGCATTAAAAAATCTCCAATTTATATTGATCTTTTCTTTTTGCTATTAGTACTTGTGTAACGTACAAATCTGTGTTTGATTGAACAGGATGTTCCCATTCTGTACTATCAATAGCATTTAATGTTGCATTTATTTGTACATTACTATTTAGTGTGTATGAAATAGGGGCACGAACTTGTGTGTCCATATTGGCTGTAACAGAACTATGTAAATCCAATCTACGCTTGAATATGCCTGGGTCCAAGAATAGATGCTTTCTATTCTTAACGGTATCATACACTTGAAATACAGAAGCATCTGTACCAAATATAACAGGATATATCCAACCATGTTGACTACCATTCATACTGGCTATCAATAGCATTCTTCTGAATATACTCATGCGGACACAATCACCCCGATATTATTCATAATGCTGAATTGATATGTCTTATTTGCTTCTATGTCTGGAAAGTTATTTATCCAAACAATATTGCTCGGAAATACAAGAGTTGGTATTGTCTCGCCTGTTACAAATTGACCATTATATTCACAAGCACGATTTGCTATCGCAGTTGCAAGTGTTATAGATAGACTGGTTAAATTTCCTGTGTAATTATAAAATACATTTGGTAGTTGTGATTGGGTTACAGCACCATCTGTATCTATCTCTATCATTCTTGAATTATCTGACTCACTTGCAAACTTATCTATTATTTGTGCGTTAGAGGTTTGAGCACTACTATTTATTGATTCTCTCCATGTTTGAAACTTGGTAGAAGAATCATCAGTAAGCTCAAGACCCAAGTAAGAAGACTTGGGCATAATGTACCTCCTTAATTATCAGTTATTGAGAAGTTAAGAGAATTAACTTTTAACACTACTACGCTATCTGCTACTGGTGATATGGTTTTTGCTTGCCATTCACCAGAAACAATTTCACCAATTTGACCTGCTGCGAGCATATTTCCGTTAGTCGCTTGGTCATAAACAGCCGCCCATGATAGCGTACCCCATGGTCCTGTTGCTACATCAAAGTGAATTTCTTTGTCATTTGTAATAGCACCATTAGCAGGTGTTCCCATATATTGTGACGCTGCTTGACCGTAAGAGCCAATTAGCTTACGAGCATATCCATTTCCACCGGGTTCTGTTACGTTTGAACCATCTTTGTTTGGCTTGGTAGAAGAAAGTGCTAAATAGCAGTTTTGTGCCAATATTAAACCACTAGCCTTACCAAACATACATTGTAAAATTCTATTAGAAGAATAATCTGAAATCATTTAATTCTTACTCCTCAACTAAATAAAGTGTTTGTAATTCATCACCATCTATATCAGACAATGATAAATTGTCTAAGTCATATAAATGACTTGGTACAAGTAAAGTAATTGCTATATTACTTTCTATATTGTAGATTGATTTTATTGAAGTTCTTATTCCTGTTAACTCAGAAAATTGAACATATCCTTGTAGATTGTCAAAGGTATACAATACAAATCCTTCTCTTTGTATCAGAGTTGGCGATATTGTTGATTGTATTGTGTTTTTACTTACTATATCAATAATATCTGATGTAGCGTTTAACACCATTACTTGATCTTCAAAGTTGTCTATTGCTTGAATACCCGGTACATAGTAAACACTATTTACTTGTACATCATTGATAGAACAACCAAACAATACTTCCATATCTTCAATATCTATAGTATTGAAATTATTTACTTCAATTACAAAACTTTCACCAATGTTGATGCTGTTTGTATAAGCAATCTTTGTAGCTCTACCAATGTGTGTAGATATTTCATTCTCTGTATGGTCTCTTGAGAGTACAAGTGTGCTTACACTCGTGTATTCTTCCGCTGATATGCTTTGATTGAATTTGCTATCCGCATAAATTTCTATCAAGTAACCACCGAGTGAATCTGCTTGTATTGTGTTATTAAACTGACTGACAGATTTTATTATTGCTTCATCAGCTTTTGATGTTAATATATTAGATATAAAAGATTGTAATTCATGCTCTGTTTGAAGATAGACATAGAATCTTCTATATTTCGGCTTCTCCCACAACATGTTAGACCCTTCATAAAGACGAAACAATTCCATCCCATCTTTATAAATGGCAATTATTTTACTGTAATCAATGCTCATTCGTTTGGATCATATATGTACCAAAAGTCTATTCCATGATCTTGTATAGCATCATATTCTTCTTGTGTTACAAGATGTATAGGAATACCGGAGCCACCTTCGGGAATACTATTTATCTTATCAGCATATTCCCGAAAGGTGTCTTCTAATGATACAAGAATACCTTTATCTATTATTGCTTGTCTGATTAGTTCTTTTGTTTCTTCTAGATATTCTAGTTTTTGTTTTATTGTTGACATTTTAGTTTCTTACTTTTACTGTTTTTATCGTGCACGAGATATTAGATGCTGCACCGGATTGATTAATCCTTCTCCAATATGCATACGGATTTTCACACAATGGACCACTTGTTGTCGTGCCATTGTAGTGGATATTAGATTTTGCTGTACCAACAACCGTCTCCGTCCCGGAAGATGTTCTGTATCCATAGTCCACATATAAAATAAATGGATCTGGTGAAGATGTGCCCGGTATGTTTGTTGTTGAGTTGCAAATGTAGATTCGTGCAAAAAACGATGAATCATTCGATAGGAAAGAGTCACCGGATGGAATTCTAATGGGTGATGTAGTTACTATCTCCCCATCCACTGTCAACTCTGCATAATTGCGTTGTCCCCCACTCCCAGAGAAAACATGCCTGTGATTTAATGCAATAGTAATTAACTTACTACTTGTTATTCCGATTCTTGCATATAAAGTACAGTGTGCGTTATTCGGCGCCGCAGCACTCATCGTAGTAATTGCTTCTATATAGCTACAACCAGATCTAGAGCCTTCGACATCATCACCAGATATAGTAGTAGTTGTCGCACCGGTACTATTCATGGGATAAGCGTTCCAAACGCCTATGTCTCCAACCTTTATAAGATTACAAGAAGCATAGTCAAACATGACTGCAGTCGGAGTAACACCACCTATGTTAAAACCAGTTTTGTAAGCGTTCGTTGCACTTGTTCCACCAGACCCGCCATTATCGTCTATATCAATTGGTACTATCGCCATTGTTGCACCTCTCGTCAGACAGCGGAGAAGGAAAGAACACCGTTGACAAAACTTGCTCTGTAGAATGTACTCCCTATTTCAAGCTGAGTTCCTTTAACAACTCCACCACTAATGGTGCCCTCGGCACGGATATTTCTACTAACTTTAATGTCACCATATCGACCATTCATATCTATTGTACATGTATTAGCGGTCCCGTCATATACACGAATTTGTGGATACACGCCACCACCAGAAGCATCTGTAGCTCCTACAATAGAAACACCATATGCAACATTGTCACTGTTGTGCCATACATGCACCCCAGAAGCTGACACATCATCACCTTGCCAGTCTACTGCTGGAGCCACCCCGTCACCAACAGATACCCGAGTGCCGACGGTTAATGGTCCTTTTGCATACGTGCCGTTTGAGTCAACATAAAACTGATTTACATTGTTAATTTTTGAATATAGTTCACCATTAACTGTTAATAGACCACTATCTCCGCTACCAACCGCCAGATCATTCGTATTAATTCCTACACTGACAACTAAACTTTCCCCGATGTTTACATCTTGATCAAAAGAAACATCCTCATTAAAATAAACAGCATTACCAACTGTAATACTTCTATTATCAACTCCCGCTATTTGACTCACATATAGATTATCGGAGACTGTAACGTTACCGGACATAGTAACATTTTGAGAATTAAATTCTATCCTAGATAACCGCTCAATAGGTCCACTTCCGGACGGCTTCGTACCAATCACTACTCTACGTACAGTACCGGATTCAGTTGTACTTCTAATTATGGCATCTTTCAGTACAATATCTCCACCACCAACAGTAGCATTACCATTAACATTTAATGTACTTACATTTGTACCTACTTCAAACAGTTTACCATCTTTACCATAGGCAGTACCAAATGGATTTTTGAAGTACATTCTCCCAAAACTTGGATCTGATTTACTATTAACAGCAAGAACAATACCGCCATTTTCAACTTCATCTAGTTTAAGAGGGTTTTTAGTAGCAGAAGTAGTATCTATATTACCTGCTGTACATGTTGTCTTATAAAATTTATATTGTGTTGACATATTATCTCCTTATAATCAGATTTCTGTCACAGTATCAGTTCTTAAATCTACTGTCGATGCACTCATTATTTGCGTAGAATCATATATGCCTCCGCCACCGTTGTTAAATCCTCTTACAATACCAAGAACCTGACTACCATCACTGATAAATTTCATGGAAACAGGTGTTACAGTATCACCCTGGTCGGATAAAGGCTGATTTGACTCTGCTACAAAAGAAATATTTTTAGGTATTTGATTTACGTCGGTATAAGGTCCACTTGCAGTTGATATTACATACACAACAATGTCACCGCCAAGTACGTCACTAAACTGTATAGCATGACTATACACTTTTTTAACATTATTGTCCACGTATTGCTTTGTTGCAGCGTCCATTGAGTTAACAGGATTAGCACCAAGTCTTGCGGTACCAGTTCTTGATACTGCAAATGCATTAGAACCTGTTGTTTTATTACCGTTACCAATTTCAAATAAGTTATTCGAGATACCAGCGTTATATAGTCCGCCGATAAGGCAATAAGGGTTTGACGATTGTGTACCGAACCCGGTTACAGTGGATGCTCTGTGGCCACTTCTAACCTTAACACCCATACCAAATGCAGCAGAATTATTTGCATTTATTTCTGATGTAAAGCCATCATCATTTGTAGCACCTACTAATATACTATCAGCACTATTGATAACACCAAGTCTGCCTGCAATAATACTGTTGGAAGCATTGATTGTGTTTGTACTTCCCGCTACAATTGATGAATATACATTCGCACCGATAGTACCATCATGTAATACAATAGACCCATAATTAGTCACAGCCATTGCATTTGATCTTGCAATAGAGGACCCATTACCTATAATGAATAACTCTGATACTGTATCTGAATTACTATGTGTGCTATCTGTTTCTTTATTATATCTACCAATAACAAACTGCGATTTATTTGTTGCAGATGTTCTGTAACCAAATGTACTTGAAAAATCTGCCCATGTGTTTGTCTCGGTTCCAAATGCTTGACTGGATTGGTTGTTAGCGTTTGTTAAACGACCGATAGAAACAGAATATGCACCAATCGCACTTGCACCAGAACCAGCAGAAAAAGCACAAGATCCATTAGACAGTGTTTCAGAGCCAAATGCAGTAGAATATGTTCCATATGCTTTTGCATAATTTCCGATTGCCGTAGCGCAAAAGCCTGCCTGGGACCCTCTGCCGCCGGCTGTTGAATATGCACCCGCACCAAGTGTGTTTGTACCAAATGAAATAGAACCGGTTTGAACAGCCTTACTACCATCTCCAAACGCTATTGCTCCTGCACTATAATCATAAACACCAATATCTGGTTTGTCATAATCAATAACCAGGTACCTGAAATCACGGGTATCTTCATTAGCAGTAGTGAATATCGTTCTATCAAGTTTTATTGCATTACCATAAATTACTTCTGTTACTGTAACAAAATCAACTCTTATGTCGTTTATAATAGACAGTCTATCTCCAACCGCAATGTGGTAGTCGGTGTCTTCCGTATATATTGCACCTGGACCAACTGTAACTTGGTCGTAGTTTGGTTGTTCGTTTACAATGTATAGCGTGTTTGTATCTGTATCAAAGGCTCTCCAGAATAATGCTTTACATCCAGATATACAGGACGATTGTCTAAGTGACCTTTTACCAAGGCCATCTGCAAGAGGTCCTACATACTTCCAATCACTTCCAACTCCAAGATACATTGACCTACCAATATCTGTCTGAACAAATACTATGGCATTATCAATTGCATCAGCTGGAAGATTTCTATAGTCATAGAAAGAAACAAAATTACTCATCCTTGACGTTCTCCTTCTATAATTTCTCCATAACCTGGATCGGTGTTTGCACCAGTATTCACTAAACTACTATCACCTTTCATTGTCAAAGCACTCTCTATTGCCGATAATCTACTTAGAATGCCTTCTAACGACTCTCTCACATTCCCAACAGCGTCATCAACATACTTCTTACTCGTCGCGTGTGTGATCCACGTCGGAGTAATGGGTACTCTGATTTGATTATCTGTATCATATTGAGCTATATAACCCGGTCCATAACCAATGACTTTTAATTCCTGGTAATGACCGTCAGCTACGGTGTATGCATACTCCATATCGGGGTCTGGACCGTTCCTCTTATCCAATTTACCCGATAGGGCATTGTTAAATTCTATTTTGGTATTTTGAAGATCGTCTGTAAGGGTGTCTATTTGTTCCTGAACATTCGCAGAGATTTCATTTATAGAATTCTCCACGAATTTCTTATTTGTAACGTCTATCTCGTTAACCGGGTCATTTGACCTCAGTGTACCCGAATTAGAATAACCAACAACCATGTTTGCTACTGGTGAACTATATTTATGGACATCTACTGATATAGTATAGTCGGTATTATCTATATTTACTTTCGCAGTATCTGTATCTGCACCTTTATAGAGAACTTGCTCAACTTCTTTATTTAATTTTCCATATAAATAATCTTTCATATAATATCAGTCCTCTATATAGAATTTTGTTTTCTGAATAATGGTTTGTACATCTACACTGCTATCTTCGTTTGTTGTTGCTAATTTTACGATATAATAGTACAAACCGTCTTCTAAATATTCTGTATCCTTAGTATCGAGAAACACTACAAGATCACCATGACTATTTATAACACGATTATCTTTTGTATAAGTCTTTCTCACAATAGCATTTTCAAATTTCTCATTGGGTTGACAAATACCAACATATACAACATCATTATCTGTCAACTCATATCTCATCGGACGAATTTCTGTCCCTTTATTTATAAATAAGGGGATTGAAACACAATCCCCTCTTGTAAGAGAAATTATTCCATCAACTGATATATTAAACATTTGAATATATTTCTCCTTTTCTGTTATGAATTATTCTTGTTGTGCTTTTTCTACTTCTACCCAGTCACCATTTTCTCTGCCATAGGCTTTGTCGTCTTTT